AACCTTGTTTTAAAATCATTAATTATTTCTTCTGGTATAACACTATTATCTAATTTAGAATTTGTTTTATTAATTACATTTAAAACAAATGGTTTATTATTAAAATAATAAGTTTTTTTATCTCTTGAAAATATATCAATAATATTATTAATAGTTTGATTAGTTAAATAATTATAATAACCTGAAGTATTGTGAGGATATATAAATTTTAACTTTGGTTGAATTGTTAATAAAAAATTTTTAAATTTATCATTAACAACAATATCAATATGATTTTCATTTGAAACATTATAATCTATTTCACTATACTTTCTAGCAAATACTCTTGGTAATGCAGATACATTAGTAAAAAAATTTATATTTTTAACTTCAAATTTATTAACATTTACCAAATCTTTTAATCTGTTATAAGGAGTTCCAGAAACAGATTCCCATTCTAAATAAGGTTTTATTGAAGATAGAAACATACTATATTCATCTTCATTACATTGACGAGATTTCAATCTTGTGATTATATTAGATATGGGTGTACCAGTACCTAAACAAAATGCACTTGTACAATAACCATTTTCTATTACTGAACTTAAACTTGAAATACTACAAGAAGTTATATGAGGATGAATAAAGATTTTATTATCTCTCATTAATTCATCTTCTTGAAATGTTGTTCTAAATGCTGAAAAAGTAATAAGTATATTATTTACAAATATTAAATTTACAAATAAATCTTTTAACATTCTTTTTGATCCATCTTCAGAAACAATATTTATTTCAGGATAATGAATAATAATTACATATTTTTCAGAATTAACTTTAATATAACTCCAATATTCTTTTCCTATTATTTCATTTAAAGCATTAAATAAAGCAACATTATTACACATATCAGATAATAATGTTTCTTTACAGATTAATTCCATATTGAATTTTACTGGTTTAGAAACATTTTCTTGATTCGAAATATAATTAATTAATGTTTCTTTATAATTTTCAAATTCTGGTTTAATAGAATAAATATCTACATCTCCTATTATACAATGCCATTGATTATTATTTGTATTAAAAGATATACCTAAAGAACTATCTTTAATAATTTTAAAATAAGAGTTTATTAATTTTTCAGGAATTCCATAACTTCTAGTATCAGAAGTAATAGATTTTAATCTTCCTAAATTATCATGAAAATTCTCATTATCATTATCTAAATAAAAACATCTTTCAATAAGTTCATTATAAGATATTGTTTCAAATTCTTCTGTTAGTTCTGGTACTGAAGGTAGAGAATCAATTGTTTTTGAACTTTCATTAGTTAATATATCAAATTGTAAGGATAATGCTTCGAATTCTTCTTCTTCTAATAAACCAATTATTTCATTGAAAGAATTTTCTATATTTTCATTTTCCATTTTTTATCTTGTTAAATATTCAACAATTCCATAATCATTAAAGAAAATATCATACTTTTTATATGTGTTTAGAAAGAAATTAAATTCTTTTTCTGGATTTCCTCTAATTTTATTATATTCTTTAAGCAATTCTTCTTTATTTGGGATTGGCTGTGATTTCATTTCTTCTATTCTATCTTCCAATGCTCCACTTGCTCCACTTGAAAATATATCATAATCACTTATCATGACCTGCTTTATTTTTAGAAGGAATTAAGAATAATGTAAAATCAATATCAGCATTTTGAGGTTCATTTACTCTTTTTCCTCTTGGTAAAACATAAGAATCATCATTTAATTGTTCTTTAGTTTCTTTAATCATAGCTACCATATTAGTTTGAAGAATATTTTTAGAACTAAGTTCTTGACGTAATTCTCCCCAAGTTGATGCATTTGTTACATAATTCTTATCAACTTTAAATGCGTTACTATTATAAATATTTATTTTTAATGACATAATTTTATATTTTTAATTAATTAGTTAATATTATTAGTAATAAAAAAGGGTTGGAATATTTCATCCAACCCTTTAATTTTTAAATTTACTTTATTAGAATAATTCAGATCTTAATGTTCTCACATCAGCTAAATCTTCTTCTAAAGCTTTAAGATTTCTACGAAGAGAAATGATATTTACAATATCAATACTTGTAGAACGTTGTGCTCTTTTTAATTCAAGACCACATTTTGAAATTTCAGACATAATGTCTGCTTCTTTTCTTGCAAAACTTGCATTTGCAGATGCTACTAAAGCATCAATTTCAGCAGCTTCGTGCTGATCTTTTGTTTGACGCAATAAGTCTGCGTACTTTACACTTGTTTCTGTTGACATACAACTTGTTTTTTTAATGGTTAATTAATTAATTAATTTATACTAATAATGTTAATCTTTTTTTATTTTCATATCCTATTCCTGGATATTTTATATCTCCTAAACTTGTTATTCTAAAGAAAAATGTGGTTTTCTTATCTTTAGATTTAGCAAAATAAAAATCAAAGTTTTCTATAGAATATGTATTCTCAAAATCACTTTTACTTTTACTATTTCCATCTAAAAAATCTATTTGCTTTTCTAGTTCATTTAAATCAATCTCTGTTTGGTTTCTATTTTTCATTTTATTAAATTTTTTAATAATAATATAGTTTCTTTTTCTTTTTTAAGTTTAATATAATCAGATATATCTTTACAATTTGATTCAATTGGTACAAATATTGGAATTAGATCATGTTTATCACAATTTAATTTTGAATATTTTTTACCCGTTTCATCATTATCATATAATAAATAGATCTTTTCAAATCTTTTTTTATAAGTATTTATTTTAATTTCATCAAATATATGAGATTCTGATTGTGGAGCAACAGAATTATAACCAAGACTTTCTAATACTAATACATCTTTATAAGATTTATTAATAATCAGTATATCTCCTATCCAAGGCAAAAATTCTTCTCCTTGCCAAATATCATTTCCTGCATTAGTACAAAATTTGTAATTTTTAGCATAAGGAGAATATATCTTTCTTTTTTTATCTTTTTTAAATTCGTAACAATAAGAAGGATTATAAGGATTATACCAATATACTAATATATCATTTACCCAAAAGTTTTGTAAAGGTATTACATTTCTTTTAGTTATAAATTCTAAAGATAAACAATATTGATTCCAGTAATCTTTATCATAATTATTCCATTCTCTTTTTTTAATACTTATCTTACTAGTTGGTGAATCTTTATGAGTTTTAATTTTTTGAGGTATCCCATAAAAATTCATAGTAGGTTTTACAAACTTTTTTGAAGATAATCCTAAATTAAAATCATTATTGATAGTTAATAATACTTCTTGATATGTAAGATTATATTTTCTTTGAAGAAAAGACCATATTGTAAATGTACCTAATGCGTGATCTTTTAATAGAATAGTTCCGTCATAAGCTATAAATAAACTTGCTGACGGAACTTTTTCTATTCTTAGAGGACTTAAAAATCTCTTTTTCAATTCGCAATTTGGAATATAATAACTCCAAAGATCCCAATAAGATACTCTTTTTACTATTTCTTCTTTAGTTAAATCATATCTTATTTTTCCGTACATTTATTTATTTTTTAAAATGGTAATTCATCTTCAGCACCAGCATTAGCAGCCATTGCATGTTCTGCTTCAGCATCATCAGATTTTGGTTGAGCAGGTCTTGTTAAGAAACCTTGTACATATTTGCTTATAACAAGTTTAGTTTCTTCAGTATCCATTCTTTCAATGAAATTTGGATATTTAGAAACTGTTACATAACCTTTGTTATTGTAATGGAAAATCATTCTAAATTTAAGACCATTTGTTTTACCAGCAATTAGTTTATTAACTCTATTAATAAAATCTAAAAAGCTTGATACTGGTTGTTCAAATGCTTTTTCATAAGCTGATTGACTTACAATTTTTGTACAAATATGTTTAATTACACGATCTGTTAATTCTTGTTCATCTTCTTCAACAGAATCATATATTCTTCTATCTACTTTACTTCCGTTTTGTTGGAAGAATGTAATGGTAGCATAATTACCATCATCACTAATTTTAAATTGTGAATCTATACTTACATTTTCAACAATACCTACTTCTGGTGGAATTGATGTATTATCAGCACTTACTTTTCTACCGTATGCCATAATTATTCTTCATTTTTTCTAACGTTATTAATTGTATCTCCATCTTTCACTAATAAATAAGTTCTTTGTTTTGTTCTTTTTGGTAATCCTAATGTGTTGATAATTTCTTTTACACTCTGTTGAGAAATATTAAATTTCTCTGACATTTCCTTTACAGTAAGTCCTAAATTTCGAGCTTCTACAAACTCACTTTGTTTAATTTCAGGTTTTGTTGACATAAACACTAATTTTTAATTATAATATTCTTCTATTTTTCTATTCACATATTCTAAATCATTTGGTATCATCAATTCGTCAAACATTCCTTCTGGTGATTTGGCTGGTATTATCTGTCCATTTATATTTGTTCTATTTGTAATAAAGTTATAAACAGGTTTATCATTATCATCAAAAGATACATGAGTAAATAAAGATATAGATACAATTGCTAAGGGATTGTATTTATCTTCTAACATCATTCCTATTAATTTAACTTTCTTACCTATTTTAATTTTATCACTTACTTCATCATCTGAATGAAACATTATATAAACATTTATTCCATCTGGTAAAGATTTAGCTGTTTCTAAAACTTGTTGCATATGAAGTCCCATTTCAGAGAATTTTTCATATCCTTTTTCTAAAGCTCTTGTAAAGAATTCTTTAGTTATTATAAAACCAATATCATCAATAATAATATTCTTAACTTCGGGTTTAGCTGAAGGAATAGCTTTTAATGTTGATATTACAGCTTTATAATCTTGTGTACTAAATATATTTTTATTTTCTTTATTATAGCTTTGTTTATATCCTTTAAAAGGCAAATCTTTATCTAAAGTATTTAAAATATATGTTTCTTCAGGTTTTAATGTTTTTATAGAAGTAGATTTACCAGTACCTGTATCTCCAACAATTAGGATTACTCTTGCCATTATTCTTGTAAAGTTATACTTGGTGAAACAGCTAATTCTTCTTTATTTTCTATTCTTCTTGCTATTTCTTCTGCTAATATTTCATCACCTTTTTTGAATACTTCTTGTACTTCTTGCTTAATTTCATTTTCTTTTTTCATAAATTCAATAATTGTAAAATCTCCTTTAAGAGCAGCTAATTTTTGCTGAATAATGTAAGTTATACAACTGTTAAAATCATTGAAGGGTACTCCTTTTCCTTTGGTTTCACCTTCTTTCACTTGCCATCCTCCAAAGTCATAAACTAAGGAATATGGTTCTAATACTTTGTCTTTAATTCTCATACTGTGTTTTATATATGTTTATAAATTTCATTTCTATTATCTTCTCCTTTTCCTGTCATTAAATTTTCTAAAGCCATTAATGCATTACAAGCAACTAAAGCTAAATGATGAACTGCTGATTCTCTATCTATATCTTCTCCTAATAGAAATTGATTAGTATGTCGCCAGGAAGCATCAATATATCTTCTTATAGGCATTCCTCTAGAATAATTGAATTCTCCATATTTAGTAGCTCCATATTCAAAACCACGCACTACTTCCATTAAAGCTTTTTGAGGAATTATACTTATTCTTGGCTTGTTTTCATCAAACTTTTTCGCTTCCATCATCTAAAAAATCATCTTTAAACAAATTATTGATCATAACTTCTCTTTCTTTTTCGTCTTTAAATGTTTCTGAAAATAATTTATTTAATAAGTATGTTAAAGGGATTCTACTATATGCTGAAAATAATATAATTGCTCCACCTTCTTCAAAATTAAATAAAGGAAGTTTAAATTGTTTTAAATCTTCTTTGAAATCTTCAGAAACTGATAATAAAATAACATAATGTTCTTCATCTTTTGCTTTTAATCCTAAAACGACTTGATCATCAGTTTTTTCTTCTTCTTGTGTTCTTGTTAATGCTTCTAATACTTCCTTACGAAAATTTAAATCTGGTATTGTATTGATAAAATCAAATATTTCATTTATATTTGAAGTTACATATAATACTTGGTCTTTTTCAAATTGTTTTTCCATTTATATCTTTTATATGATTATACATTTTTTCCATATTTTCGGGATGTGGTAATTTTGCAAAAAAATTAGAAGCACCATTAAAATAGAGATCTAAATTTAATCCTCCACTTCCACTTCTATTTAATAGAATAGTAAGTTCTCTATAATTATCTCCTAATTTTTGAATATCATAATTTTCATAATCATCTATTTTGTAACGATGTGGAGCAAAAAGACCTAACATTATATTACAATCACGTTGGGTTAATTTACAATCTGCTAAACCATCTGGAGAAGGTCTAAGTTTAGCTACTATACTATCTCCTTTAAAAGTAAATTGCTGTTTTTCTTGATCTGCTGCTTGTTGTTGTATATTTATTACAGAATATTTCCACCTATCTCTCATTGCTAAACAATAATCAGAGCTAAATTTAAATATACTTGACCATAAATCATCTCCTTTTTCAGGTTGTAATAAACTTAAATGATCTGTTATAACAATAACATATTCATTTGGATCATTTGGAATATATCTATCTACTGTTTCTAAAGCTTTTTTTCTTACAGATTCATTAGGATCATTAAAATCTTTTGGATTTATTGATTCACCAGCTTTACTATAATATTTACCATTATTATAAGCATAATCTCTCATATACTTAAATATACCAAAAGGATTACGTATATTATCTATTATAGTAACTTTAGATTCAAAATCATTCATGTGTTCATCATATGAATCAAGTAATTTCTCAATATTATCATCTAAGATATATTTTTGAAATTTAGACATTATTTTTTCAGGAGATATACATATTTTATGATCTTTAAATAAACGATAAGACAGATATTGTCTTATTTTTTCATCTTTACTTACTTCTAACGAAAAATAAAAAATTTTAATTTTAATATTTGAAGTTTTTAATAATGTATATTCATAAGGATTATAAAGAAATAAAAAATCTGCTAATTTAGTTTTACCCAATTGTATTATCTTATAGGCTCTTTATCCTATAATTCTGTATATTACTATACAGCTTAGACTATATCATCATCTCTAATTAATTAGAGAGCAGGATGCTCGTGTTACCATTACTATCCTCAGTTATCTGATAGGATTTGGGTATTAGTCGTTGAACCTTCAAAGATATTACTATCTAAGCTAGGCTGCTGATTGTCCTTCTGTTTTTCAAGAGTGGGATTTTCCAGCAATTCTTCCTGTTTTACAAGGTCTATAGTATATTTTCTTTTAAATTTTAAATTTTTTATAATATATTGTATGAAGTTTTGTCTAGTTATATTAAAATAAGCAGCAGCTAATTTAATAGAATCAAATTCTAAAATTTCATTCTCACTAGTTAAAATTACTTTTTTACTTCTAGTATTTTTCCATATTTGTTTTCTGGTAAAATATACTATTGGTTTCTCTATATTTTCTAAATATCTCCAAATATATCCTTTTCCTTGTTTATAAGTTCCATTAAGAACTCTAATAATAGTAGTTGGATGAATATTTAAAGTTTTACTAGCTTCTGTAATACTATTCCATTCTTTTATTTTATTACCTATTAAATCATATTGTATTATAGGATTTTCAGTTTTAGATAATAAACCTAATTTATGCATTCTTTTTTTAGTTTGAGAATGTTTTAATTTAGATTCTTTAGATGGAATATTTCTTATTACTTCTTTTGTTATATTATATGCTCCTAATAAATCTACATAATATTGTTCTTTTGCTAATAATTCATTTTCATTACATATTTCTAGTATTTTAAATATAAAATTATCTATTTTATATTTATTATAACTATTTTGTAAATAATGATTATTATGTTTTTTATGTTTTAAAAGACTTTTATGTATTTTTAGTCTATTAACACAATTTATAGAACTACCTATATATGATTTATTATTAACTATATTTAAAATTTGATAAATTCCTATTATTTTTTCCATATTATTATATTTTATTACAAATATAATAATATTATTTAATAATAGCAAATTATTTTAAAAATATTTTTGTTCTCGAAACCTTACTATTTGCAGTAACAATATAATATTTTTCTTGTTCTATTCCAGGTATTACTTCACCTAATTCAGGAATTAAAACAAATGGGATACATGTATCTTTACCTTCTAATCTTAATCTTTTATTAATTTTAGCAGAATTAAGTACGTTTCTATATATACTCATCTCCAGGATATTTTTAAAGCACTCAAATGATCAAAGATTGTTACTTCATATCCTAAATCTTCTAATTTTTTTCTAATCCTATCAGTAAAATAAGTTATATCTTGTATATGTATTTTAAACAAACCATTTTCAGAAGATTTTTTTATATTTTCCATAATATCTTCAAATAATTGATCTGCTTTTTTTTCACTATTGATTAAAGATATTTCATGTGCTTCTTTACTATTTATTACAGAACTCATAATTTTTCTTTTTATTATTAAATTCATAATCTCTTTTCTCCCATAATTATATTATTTTTTACATTCCATTCTTCACACATAGCTGCTAATTTACTTCCTCCATCTTTCTGAATAAAATAATCAGCTTGAGTTATATATGCATATCCTTTTCTTTGCATTTCTTTAATATACTTTTCAGTAGCTTCAAGAATTACAGTTTTAGAATATTCTGGATAAGTTTTAAAAAACCATTCCATTTTCTTAATGCATCCTTGTTTATCTCCTCT